GTAGAATGTGAACATTGTAAAGGAAGAGGAGTGGTTTGGAATGAGAAAGTTTAAAAAAGATTTCCTGAAGAATGAGTTATATTTACCGTATAATGCGATCAAAGATGATATTGTGGACACTTCGAGATGGAGCATTCATCATGAAATTATATTTGAACATGAAGGTAAATTTTATCAAACATCTTATAGCGAAGGAGCTACGGAAATGCAAGATGAAAGCCCGTGGGAATACGAAGATGAGGTTGAATGTGTAGAAGTGGAATTAAAGAAAGTAGAAGTGCTAAAGTGGGTTCCTGTAAAGCCTTGATATATCTAGGTTTATGAAAGCGAAATTTCAAATAAAACGACAATTTTATTACCTTGACAGGAATAAAAATAACATAAATAAAATTTAAATGTGACAGAGGAAGGAGTCGAAGGTGTATCAGAGTGTTTTAATAGCCTCCTTGATAGCGTCTATGTTGATGGTATCAGATCATGCAGGGGGACAAGAAACTAATTACCCAAACCAAACTTTTAGTAAGTGTGTTGAATTATCGGTGCAAAGTGGTCAATGGAAGGAAGAAGCGAAGCAGCAAGAATACATAAGAGAAGAAGAATTTATAGTGACTGCCTATACTTTATCAGAAGGCGGAAAATCACGAAATGATCCTGAATATGGTTTGACAGCCTCGATGAAAAGAGGAGTCCCATATAAGACAGTTGCAATGGATACAACAGAGTTCCCATTTGGCACTGTAATTGAAATACCTGAAATCAAACAGAAATTAATCTGCATGGATAGAGGTGGGGCAATTAAAGGTCGAAGAATAGATTTATTAGTTAACACATCAAGAGAAGCAAAAGATTGGGGCAAGCGTAGATTGAAGGTAAAAATACTTAAGATGGGAGACGGTAAGGTAAATGCACAGTAAAATATTCTGCTTAGTTGGCGGTAGTGGAAGCGGAAAAGATACTATCAAAGAACAATTAGGATTGCCATATATAATCTCATATCGTACAAGGCCAATTAGAGAAAATGAAGTAGATCATGTTCATGGTTTCTTTGTGACAGATGAATTGTATGACTTCCATAAATCTAAGAATATGATTGCAGCAGAAACACTTTATAATGGGCATAAATATTGGACAATCCAATACCAATTTAAAGACTACTACGACAATGAATCACCTTTACTTTATGTAGTCGATGGAGAAGGGGTAAAGTCACTTAGACAGACTTTTCCTAGTGAAGATGTAATTGGAATTTATATTGATGTGAGTCTTGGTGAAATGGTGTCTAGAATGATTCTTAGAGGAGATAATCAAAAAAACATAGACTCAAGAAAAAGATATTTTGAAGATGTAGTACATAAAGATAAAGAAGTGTGTCAATATGTTGTGGATAATAATGATGATATTGTGTACGCAGTAAATGAAGTATATAAAATTATCATAAAGGAGATATTTTGATGGATAATCAATCTAAAATCAAAGAGTTGCTTTCACAAATTGAACAATGGGACAAAGAAATTCAAAACATAGAGGACATGATTGAAGAAGCATATCACCGGATAGATGAACTTGGAGGAGTAGATGAAATTGTCGAAACTTTACCATAGGATTATGCGAGGGTATCATTTGCTCATGTTTAATGCCATTATAGATCCACGTATAACAGAGTATAAGAAACACTACAACAAATATCTTTATCACAATGATAATTGTTAACCATGACCAAACACATAGAAATTGTAGAATTTGTTTTACATAACGAGATAGATTGGATTGTCGAGGCCATTAAGAATAAACCTAACTTGAATATTGAAAAAGCCATATCAGACCTAAAAGATTCACGTACACAATATGGATTAAAAGTACAAAAAATAATTGAACTATTGGAGGACAAAAAATAATGTTATTTTGGACAGTTGTATTTTTAACATTAGGATTATTATATTTTGTAAGGGGGAGTTTGTTTTACAGTAGATTAATTAAAATTGGAGAATTGGCACTAAAAATTGCTGAAACAAATGATCAATCTAAAGGTATTGAGTTAATTAAATTAGTCGCATTCCCGTTCATTTATTCTATTGTAATGCTAATTGTATATATGATTTATCTATTTAACGTAATTGATATTGACCCACTAAAATACCCAACCCTCATTATTATTGGATTGATTGTTATAAATTTGGTGAAAAGCTTTTCCACTGGAAGGTCAAAAATAGACCTATCAACCGAAGAATCAAGGCATAAGTATAGAATTGAATTATACACTAGAAAAAGATGGACGATAAAAGGTATTCTCTATCACATCATAACAACAGGTTATTACACATACATAATTTATCTATTGGTATTTACACAAAAGTAAAAATAAATGAGGTGATTATATGATTAAACAAGAATACAAACTGTCAGAGCGCGAAGATTCGTTCATTTGCTATATGATGAATAATCATCGTGGCAAAGAAAATGCAATTCTAGGTAAGGATCTGAAAAAGAAATGGGGAGACAATCGCAAAATGAGAATGATGATTCACGATTTACGAGTGAATGGTTATCCCATTTGCAGTGGTCATGAAGGTTATTGGTTCGCTTCAACTCAAGATGAAGTGCAAAATTCAATTCATTACATAAACAGTTATATTGCAGATTTAGCAAACATTCGGTCTGGATTAAAGCAATCCATTGGAAGATATTTTGAATAGGTATTTGTTTGATAGGAGTGAAATACATATGACAATTTGCCCACATTGTAAGAAATCTTTTCGTGAACCATTAGATGAGCAAGACGTATATGATTGTCCTAAATGTGGATTTGTCAGACAATTAGCAGATGATAATGAGGAAGTTATTTATTATGGCTGCGAAGATTGTGGATTTGAGGAGATTGAAGTTAAAAATAAGATGGATGTCGAGGATGAGGATTTTTAAACTCCCTCATTCTCGCTCATACTCATTAATGCTCCGTTTTTCAAAGGTAATTTTCAAATAAACTCGCCATTTTATCAAGAAATTTAAGGGGTGAAAATTAAATGACCAGTCGTTATAAATACGAAAACATCGTTTGTGTGGAAGCTAGGAAAGATTTTAAAGTGTATGGACTTGATGATGATAGCGGAGAGGTGTACGAAACAACCGTTATGCAAGGAACAAAAGGTGTTATTGAATCAATGGGGTGGAGTAGTACGGATGGTTTTCGTAATCACTATGATATTGCGTTCATAGAAGAGGATGGAAACCAAGTGGACGTATCTATTTCCGAAAATGAAATGGAAGAATTATTGATATTTTTATAGTTCGTTAACTAATCAACAATTTGTAGGAGTTGGTGAAATGAAAAAATATCACGAAGCACATTTTGGTGGCTTTACAAAATCAGGAAGAGTAAAGGTAATTTATAACGAAGCATTTCCTTTTGGTGTGTCGTGGGCAGTCGCATATTTCAAACTAGAAAACGTTCCTGAAGGTGTAGTTATTCCAAAGGAAGATTAAACACGAACAAATCCAGAATTTTTACAAGGTGGCAAGCATATGGAAAATTTCTCTTACAAACATACCGAGTATAAAGATTCACTTAAAAATAATTGCTATTGCTTATACTGCAAGAAATTTTTTACTGATACTGAATCATTTAAAATGATATGCCCTGAATGCATGAAGGAGGAACGCCAATGACCGAGCAGGACGTTTTTAACCTAAGAAAATATGCTGAGACAACATTGCGTTTAATTGACGAGTTGGAGAAATGGAAGAAGTACTCCATAAGTCTACACAGCGAAAACCAATGCTTACGTAAGGCATTGGAGGAAATAGCAAAAGATTGTTGGGAATTGGATCATGAGGACATAAAAAGTATGGCACGTCAAGCCCTATCAGGGGAGGACAAGGGATGCTAGACGGAGTTGTGGACGCAAAATTAATGGCATTAATTCCTCTGATGTTTGTTATCGGGTGGGTAAGCGGTTATATGTGGAGGGGATCGGAATGAAAGCTGGAAGGGAACTGGATGCGCTGATTGCAGAGAAGGTAATGGGGACTAACGTATTTGATTTCAAAGGACTACCTTCATATTGGGATGCTAATATTCGCAGAGATATTCCACATTACAGCACCAACATAGCAGACGCTTGGCTTGTGGTGGAGAAGTTGGTGAAACAATGCTATCAATTCGGACTAGCAAACGAATCGGATGGTAAATACTTTTGCTCATTGTTCTTTGACGGTGCAGGGACATTTGAAGAATCAGCAGAAACCGCACCTCTTGCCATATGTCTAGCTGCTTTAAAAGCCTGTGGGGTGGAGGTAGAGGGATGATAAGTTTCAATCCATTTGAGGATATGTTCAAACCTTCTTCTTATGTAAGACCGTGGTTGTATCCCGTACTAATGCCTTTGATGTGCTTGTTTTTAGTAGCAGCATTTTTATACTGTTGGATAATTTATCTACCATACGGATACATCAAGAAGATTTATAGAAATCGATAAAATTAAGAGTTTTTCAAAGGTGGTGGAATGATGGCTAAGACAGTTGATCATTTAAGATGCAAGAACTGTGAAAGAGAATTTCACTTAATCAGCAATGACCTCGATCAAACTGGATGTGTTTCATGTGGGTGTTTAGATTTGGAATTAGTCGAAGTTTATTTTGTAGAAAAAGTCTGATAGAGGAGGGACAAGAATGAGAGAGTTTACGTTTCGGGCGTATAGAAAGCGGAACAATGATATGGATTTCAGCAGATCATGGGTAAGTATTAGTGAGTTCTTTGACAGTCTTGAAAGGAATTACGGTAAAGATGGGCATATCCTTATGCAATACACCGGATTAAAGGACAAGAACGGAAAGGAGATTTACGAGGGGGATATAGTCAAATACACTCAAGTCGGTTATTTCGGGGACGAAGATCAAGTTAAAACAGAAACAGTAATTTTTAATAACAGTTGTTTTTGGGTCACTTGCGGTGATAACAATGATTGTCCTTTGTATTCTTTTGAGGATTGTGAACTATTTGATGATATAGAAGTAATCGGGAACATTTACGAAGATCCAATACCAGTAAAATTAAATAAAACACTTTAGCCAGTTAAATTCCCGATAAAAGTTTAGATTGATACGGAAAGTTGATGATATATGAAAAAATTATTCCGGTGGATTAGATCACTATTCTGTGACCATGATTGGGAGCAAGAGCATCGATTTTGGATTACATGCAAAAAGTGTGGATGGGCTAGGTATTTTAAAATTTGAAAGGAGGTGATACATATGAAAAATATATTATGTCACATATGCAATGGCGCAGTAGTTTTAATCTTTGCACAAATCATCAACCAAATCATAAGTAAACTTTACAACGAATCATCTACGGTTAATTTCCTTGGCTCACTAATTGTCATGTCTGTTGGATTTTATGTCATGAGCAAGATTACACAAAACAGTTTTAGATTTTTCATAGAGAAGAAATATGACTAAAGGAGAGTGTAGTATGAAACTACGTACATTCATTACAACTCTCATCATAGCATTACTCATTCTAATAATCACACTCCTATTCATACTAAACAATAAACTCAATGCTCTTGATGAGGTCAATCAGAAGCTTGCAGGGATACATAGTCAATATGCTAATATTCATGAGCAATTTGATAGCCAGAGTAAACTATTAGAAGAAATTGTTGCGAATCAACATAGGCCAATTCAACAACCACAGAAAGCACAACCAAAAGTAGAGGATCAAGTTCCATCATTTGATACATATTCGGTTACACAGACTGTACCATTTTTACCTTTAATAGTAGGTAAACTAAAAAGCGCATTTGGATTTTGAGATGCATTTACAAATATAAAATATTAATAAAATAATAGTAGACAAGAATAAGCAACCGTAGTATTATAAAAATACGAGATGGACAAAGTTTCCTCTCGTAACAAAACTAGGAGGTAACCGATGAGTGAACAACAAGTACAAGAGCCAAAAACAGTAAAACAGCAATATCTAGAATTGCAAGCAGCAACACCAGACATCGTTGATTTTACATATTACGAGTACTTACAAAAACGCCAAATTGTATTAAACCAAGACATTGATGATTCAATTCTAGAATTAGCCACACTTCAGATTCGTAAGTTTAACGAAGAAGATGAGGGAATTCCAGTTGAGCAAAGAAAACCAATTACGATTATCTTATGTACTTATGGTGGATCAGTATTTGAGGGTATGGCTTTAGTTGATGAGATTGAAAATAGCATTACACCCGTACATATTGAAGTAAAAGGTATTGCAGCTTCTATGGGTTCACTAATCCTTATGGCAGGCCATCATAGAAAAATTACAAAGCATGGAGTTGTACTGATTCATGATGGGTCGATGTTCGTAGGTGGAACTACATCAAAAGTGAGAGACCAAGTAAAGTTCCAAGAGGATAGAGAAGAACAGATTAAACAGTATATCTTAGCAAAAACAAAAATTGATGATGAGACATACGATAGGCAATACCAAAAAGAATGGTATCTAACAGCCGAAGATGCTTTGAAGTACGGAATTATTGATGAAATTGTTGGTAAGAAAACTGTTTAAAAAATTATATAAAAGTAAATATATCATTGATAAATTACATAAACGAGGAGATTAGAAACACACATGAAGAAACAATACAGCAAACAAAGCAAACAACAAGGTAAACAACAGAGTACTCAAAATCAACGTAACAGTAAGTTGTATCACGCTCATTCGGAACGTGGCATGACTAGAGAGTTTGGCAAAAAGCAACGCGAATATTTCACAATTCTATCAAATGGTGTTGTGCTAGATTATGTTGCAAAATCACCAATTGAGGCAAAATTATTTTTCTCCCAAGAGGCTGCGCTTCACGGTGGAGAGTTTGATGGTACTGTAAGGGCTTATAAATAATGGGTGGTTAATTTCACCCTTCACATATAAAAAATTCACACAGAGGAGATGTTTAAATGAAGGTAGTATTTGATGGTAGAGTTGTAGATGCAATCAAGATGGAAGGCCAGTTTACACTCGATACTAGTAGTCAAATTTACACCGAACAAGATGGGGAATATGTGATTACCATCGATGGTAGACAAATAGTAGTTTCTGAAGAAGAATTGCAAGCACAGCAAGAGTCATTCGTTTCTTCATATGAACAAGCCCTGTGTGAGATGGAAGAATTAGACGTGGAAGAAGAATGGTAAGAGATAGTGTATAGCAGAGTGTGAAAGTGGCTCTGATTATATAGATAAAATTAAATAAAACAATACATAAACAGGAGGATTTATGACGTTAATCCTAAAAGACAGGAAGTCTCACATCCAGAAATCAGAATTCGATGAACCACGATTTAGACGATTTGTGGACGAGATTATTCGAGACTCTAAACGTGAATTTGACCAAAATGCTATAGAACAGTTAAAAACCAACATCATTGATCAAATACAAGGAAGGAATGAAATTGAAGCTGATAGGTTGTTTGATTTAATTATAAGAGAGTCAAATGACAATATTACAAAAGATACACCTCAATTTACGTATCTATCCGCTTCAGCACTACTGAGGAAGATTTATAAAAAAGCATCAAAGGAACGTGGATTTGATTATAAAAAGGGTTATGGTGATTATTATTCATTCGCAATAATGATGACTGAAAAAGGGTTGTATTCAGAAGACATTATTAAATCCTATTCTGAAAAAGAATTGCGACAAGCAGGTAAGTTTATTGATGAAGATAAAGATAGAATGTTCTCATATGCTGGACTGTTTCTATTAGACAAAAATTACTTAATTAAAGGTTATCATGGAGAACAATTAGAATTGCCACAGGAGCGTTTCTTGACATCAGCATTGTATCTTATGAAGGATGAAAAGAAAAGTAAACGTATGGATCTAGTAAAAGAAGCATACTGGGTACTATCAAATCAGCATATTGGTTTGGCAACTCCGACATTAATGAACAGTGGCAGACCTTTAGGTACATTATCTTCCTGTCACATTCTAACTATGGATGATAATTTAAAAAGTATTATGGATGTTATAAAGGATGTTTCGGCCTTCAGCCAAAACGGTGCTGGCTTGGGGATTTATATGGGATATCTACGTGCTGATGGAAGTTGGATACGTGGATATAAAGGCAGGTCAACAGGTGTAGTTCATCCTTGTAGGCTGCTAAGTACCGTAGCGGAATACGTGAACCAACTTGGAGCAAGGAAAGGGGGAATCGCTGTCTACTTACCTGTTTGGCATTTAGATGTATTTGATTTCCTAGACTTAAGACTTAAAACAGGTTCACAGGAAAGACGAGCGCATTCTATTTTCACAGCAGTATGTATTCCAGATGAGTTTATGAGACGAATGAAAAATAGAGAAACTTGGACAATTCTTGATCCTTATGAAGTTAAAAAGAAACTCGATATTGATTTAAATAAATTATATGATAAGAAGAAACTTAGAGATGGTGAAGAACCTAATTCTATCGACCATGCGTTTACATACCACTACAGAATTGCAGAGAAGAGTCCAGAACTTGAGTTGAAACGTGTAGTTCAAGCAAAGGATATCTATGCAAATATTTATACAGCAAGAAAAACAGGTGGAACACCATTTTTGTATTATAGTGACACTTCAGCAAGAATGAACCCAAATTCACATAAAGGAAGTCCAAAGGGAAGTAATTTATGCAGCGAGATCATACAGAATATGGAGCCAGATGCGTTTGAAGATGATATTCTCCAAAAAGGTGGAGTAGTTCTACAAATTAAACAAGGTAATGGATTAGTAACATGTAATCTAAATTCTCTTGTTTTACCTAATGCCTTCAAGAGTTATAACCTAGTAGATGATATGGAATTATTGCAACGTATTACTGATATTCAAATGAGAATGTTAGACAACGTGATTTCACTAAATCGTACAGTTGTACAGCAAGCAACTCACACAAATAATCTTTATCGTGCAGTTGGAGCAGGAGCAATGGGATTGGCAACATTAATTGCTCAGAAACAAATTAAATGGGATAGTGATGAAGCAGCAGAATTTGCAGGTAAAATCTTCGAGAAATATGCTTATTGTCTAATTAACTCATCTCATAAATTAGCAGTTGAAAAAGGTTCATATCCATTATATGTAGGCTCCGAATGGCACACAGGAGAGTATTTTGATAAGAGAGGATATAGCTCACCTGAATGGTTAGAACTCAAAGAAAAGGTTATGACAGGTGGTATCCGATCAGGATATATTATGGCGATTGCTCCAACAGGAAGTAATAGTGTCATAACTGGAAATGTTTCTCCTGCGTGTGATCCTTTATATGAAGTAATCTATCAAGAAGAAAAAGCAGGAATGAATGTTACCATGATTCCACCTAACTATTCTCCTCAAACCATGTGGTTCTATAAATCAGGTTTTGAAGTAGATGAAATGTGGTCATTAAATATCATTGCAGCCATTCAAAAACACGTTGACCAAGGAATTTCACACAATATGCACATTCACAAGTCAATTAAAGCAAGTGAACTCTTACGTTTAGATATTGGTGCTTGGGAAAAGGGTATTAAAACAATTTACTACACCTATTCTGATACGAATAGCGCGAATAGAGCAGAGGGCTGTACATTCTGTGAAGCATAGGGGTTTATTCCCCTTGCTTTATTAAAATAAAATAAGAAGGTGTAATAATGGAATTAGTAAAACCATTTAGAGTATTTAACGGGAAAGTAAACAACAAAGCAACAAGAATTTTTGGAGGAGAGGCTAGTGGGATTTGTGATTACGATGATTTAAAATATCCATCATTATTACAAATTGGCAAGCAAATGTTTACAGAGTATTGGATTGAAGATGAAATCAGACTCGGTGAAGATATTAAGGATTATAGACAAAAGTTAACTAATAAAGAAAGATATGTATTTAATGTTGTGACAGGATATTTAACACAACTTGACTCTATTGCAAATCGCTTCAATTTTCTATTAGGATATCTAACAACTGATCCAAGTGTGGCTAGTTGTATTCAATTAATTGCTTCCTTCGAAGGATTACATAATCGTTCTTATCAATATTTAACTTCAACTATGTTGAATGACGCTGAGAAAAAAGAGGCATTTAATTCACCAAAAGAGATTAAAACATTAGTTGAACGCAATCAAATTATCATTGATAAGATTCAAACATTCGTAGACTACGTTGAGAATGTAATCGTAGGTAAAGAAATTGAAGACAAAGAGAAATTTTTTAAAGTGTTGTATGAAGGTTTATGGGCTTATATGATTCTAGAGGGATTGTTTTTCTCTGGTGGATTCGTCTACTTCCATTCCCTTGCAAGAGACAATAAAATGATTGGTTCTAATAATATGATCAACTTAATCAAGAAAGACGAAACGCAGCACTCAGTATTCTACGGCCTTGTTATGCAGATTCTTATGCTAGAAAATCCTGAACTTAACACACAAAGTAATTATGAATATGCTGTTAACTTTATAAAGCAGTGTGTTGATGCAGAAAAGCAATGGGCAAAAGAGATTTTTGCTGATATTGAAACGCTTTCTGTCAAGGAATATGAAAATTATATTGAATACCTAGCCAATGTTATCTGTCGTAATGCTGGATTAAATGACATTTATACAGACAATCAAGATATTAAGTCTAGATGGATTTTAAATTATGGTGAGAAGAATGGCGAGCATAGGGCAACAAAAGCTGATTTCTTCCAGACTAACGTAATTAATTATAGTCATGAAGGTGGCGAAGGTTTTGACCTCTAAAGCAATCTACTACTTTTCAATTACAGGTAACACCAAGTCTATCATTCAGAAATTAGATGATTATAATGATTGGGATATATATGATCTTTATTCGATGAAACCAGAAGAGGTTGATTTTAAAGATTATGACACAATCTTGATTGGGACGTTAACGTTGGGTAGAGGAGTTCCACCTGAATTTTTTAAACAAATCTATAAACAGTTAGTTACTTTAGAGAATAGAAAAATTGGCATATTTGGAAGTGGGCAATCACATTATGGGGATGAATTCTTCTGTGGAGCCTTAGACGTTATTGAGGATGTATTGAATCATAAAAATAAAATATGCTTTAAATTAAAATTTGAGAGTTATCCAACACCAAAAGTAATTGAAGAATTTAAGACATTAGTTAAGGAGATGTAATTTATGAAATTACTTAAATTTGAAAAAGAAAACTGCCCTGCTTGTACTATGGTTGAACATTTTCTAAGTGATAGAAACATTGAGCCAGAGAAAGTTAATCCATTTGAGAATCCTAAGTTAGCTGCAAATTTCCGAATTTCCTCTGTTCCTGTAACAATCCTTCTTGATGATGAAGGTAATGAAATTAAAAGAGTAATTGGTTTTAAGCCTGATGAACTTGAAGATATCATTAATTCACTGTAGGAGGTCAATATGAAAAAAGGTTTAGATTACGCTACAAGTCAAGTACGCGAATTTCACGAAGCATTTAACCATCCATCATCAGATAAACCGACTATTATGTCTACTGAAATGGCAATTGCTAGGACTAATTGGACAGCAGAAGAACTAGTTGAGTTTTTATATGCTACTGCTAACAACGATATTGAGTCATTTAGGGATATGGTGGATGGGTTACTAACTTCAATCATTACCACTGAAAGTAAAATTCTACAGAAAGGTGAACCTGTAGAAGATGTACTTGTTGCACAAGCAGATGCATTAACAGATGTAAATTATTTTGTACAAGGTAGTTTTGTTCTTTTAGGTGTTGATCCACAGCCTTTATTTGATATTGTTCAAGAAGCTAATATGGCAAAACTTTTCCCAGATGGGAAACCAAGATATAGAGAATCAGATGGTAAGATTATGAAGCCCCCAGGATGGACTCCTCCGGAAGGTAGGTTAAAATTAGAAATTGAACGTCAAAGGTTAAATAAACATGAATGAAATATATGAAAAAAAATAGAACTAAACGTCAACGCCCAATTCAATATCGAGTTGAAGGTGAATGTTGGATAAATATCAGTCATACTAAAGACAAAGAAGGATATGGCGTAATAAAACGCAATGGCAAGAAAATGAGATTACATAGATATATTGCACTATTATATCATGGAAAACCAAGTAATTCTGATTACGTGGTAATGCACTCTTGTAATAATAAAGAGTGCATTAAATTAATCCAAACCATTTGAAGTATGGAACTGTTCAGCAAAACACAAGTGATGCTGTAAGAGACGGGTTGATACAAGTTGGAGAAAAGGCGGTAAGTTCAATCCTAACAAATAAAGATGTTTATGAGATTAAATATTTATTGGTATATACTAAAATACCAATCAATGAAATTGCAAAGATTTATGAGGTTGGTAAAGGAACTGTTCTTGACATTAACAAAAAGAGAACATGGAATCATTTGAATCCTGAAATACCATTGAGAAAAGATAAAAGCTTAAGTAAAGAAATAGTTAAAAAAATAAAGAAATTACTGATAGACGGTAGTTATTTGCAGAAAGAGATAGCGAATTTATTTGGAGTCAGTACAAGTACAATTTCTGCAATAAATATGGAAGTCACATATAAAAATATTAAGTAAAAACGATCTTTGATTGGGAGGAATATATGAAGAAATTTATTTCATGGCTGAGTAAAAATCAACAACACATTTATTTCTTACTGTTTACAATTAGTATTATAATGACATTTGTTTCAATCAATCGTTTTGGTAGTTGGTTAGAATGGTCAATCAATTCTTTAATGATGTACTTTTTCTATATGGATGCGAGAAAAGTAAATACTTCAGTAGTCAATAACTTCACCATTCATACATCAAATGTCGATACAGATAAACTTGCTGAACAAATTAACAAAACAATAACTAACAAATTAGGTAGAATGTAAAATGGATTTACCTAATTACGATCAATGGCGTACCGACAATGGGGAGAAATTCTCCCCACCAGTTGGTAGGTGTGAATGTTGTGATGAAGAAATATATGAAGGCAACTCTGTCTATTTTATACCCGATGGAATGATACTTAAAGACCACTGGGATGATTTTGTTAAAAAAGTATTAGATGCTAAAGAAGGATATGCGAGGTGAATGTGTGAGTAAGGCTGATTGGATTTTCTTAGATAATTTAAAAGATATTCTTAATCAAGATTGGGAAGTAGATAATCGAGCAAAATGGGAAGATGGGACACCTGTTAAGACTAAACGTATTCTACAAGTTGTTAACAAATATGATTTATCTGAAGAATTTCCTGCTCTGACGCTTAGACCATTGGCATTGAAATCTTGTATTGATGAATTGTTATGGATCTATCAGAAACGTTCAAACAACATCAAAGATTTAAATAGTAAAGTATGGGACTCATGGGCTGACGAAACTGGTTCAATTGGAAAAGCATATGCTTATCAGATTAATAAACCAACATTAGGTTGTCCTAGTCAGATTGATTATGTGCTAGGTGAAATACAAAAGAATTCTACTTCAAGACGTATTATGATGAATATGTTTGATGTTGAGGATATGCCTGAAAAAGCATTGGTGGAATGTGCTTATGCTACACACTTTTCAGTTAAAGATGGCAAATTACATACGACCTTAATTCAGAGAAGCAACGATTTCATAACAGCCTCAAATTGGAATACATGTCAGTACTCAATTTTAACTCACATGATTGCTATTCATAGTGGTTTAGAAGTTGGAACACTCACTCATTTTATTCAAGATTTACATTTGTATAATAAACATGAAAAAGATGCTTACACATTATTATACAGAGATCCATATGATGCGCCTAAACTATGGATTAACCCTGATAAGAAAGACTTCTATTCATTTACTCCTGATGATTTTAAACTTGAAAATTACAATAAACATCCACAGATTAAAATAGAGGTAGCTATCTAATGACAATCTCACTCATAGCAGCACTCGACAAAAACAACGCTCTTGGCCTTAATAATCAACTTCTATGTTCAATTCCAGAGGATTTACGTTACTTTAAGCAGAAAACTTTAAATAAAGTCTGTATAATGGGTCGCAACACTTTCCAATCTATAGGCAGACCACTTCCATCGAGAACCAATATAGTCCTAACTCAAGACCCTACATATTCACCAAATGGGGTTTACATATATGATTCCATTACTGACATCTTAGAGGAATATAATCGTTATACTTTACCGGACGAAGAGGTATTTGTAATAGGTGGGTCGTCACTCTATTTTCAATTTCTACCTTATGCAGATAGACTATATCTAACTCATATCAACCATACATTCGAAGCTGATGCATATTTTCCTCCTATATATTACAGCCAATGGGATCTTGTAGAATCGCACAAAGGGAATGAATGTAAAGAGTTTGATTATTACTTTAACGTGTATGACAGAAAATAAACCAATCGGAGGAATATAAAATGAAAACTAATATTGAGACAAAACATGCTACATATGAGGTTAATGTCGCAAAATTTACACCCGTTTTAACATCTAATTGTGTGTTTGAAGCATCCAAAATCTTATCTGACTACAAAAGTAAAAATATCTAAAATAAAAGTATAGACAAACATAAAATAATCATGATAATATAGAACTAGCAGGAGGGAATTCTTGCTAGTTATTTTACTAAATAAGGGGATGTGATCGATGAGACAAATCAGGAACTTCGAAAATGGATTTATCAATGTAGGTGGTCTGACTATGCAGAAATCAATTTACAATCAGATTTCCACAGACATTAAGCACAAAACACTAGTAGACACTATCGTATATCTACGTAGCATTGTTTATAAAGGTGAATACAAAGGTGAATTTAAAATTGGTTATCAAGTAGGTTATTTGTTTAAAAAGGATAGTGAGAATGTAGTAGTCGATAAACAAAAGAATCAAATCATTGCTGCGTTCATTGATAAGAGTGGAGAAGTTAGCAAACAACCAGAGCTTATTGAACCAGAAGAAGCTCAAGACCAAGAAGCGACATCCAAAGAAGATAAAAGTGAATTAAAATTAAATATAGACATTAAAAATCTTAAGCCAACAGAACATTATCTAAAGCGTGTAAAAGAAAGATTCTTTGTCACAGATAAAAATTATGCAACGAAATTCTTTCAGGACATTATAACTAATGGTACATATGTAGGGACTCATTATAGTGAGGAGCATGAATTGGCTCATATGTTTGTTAGGGATAATATCGCTGTATTAGTTAGTCTAGACTTGGATACTGTGATTACGACTTACAGAAGAGATAAAGAGTTCTTTGGTCATGTCAAGTCAGATATTAGAAAATACCTCAACAAGAAAATTAATCATCTAAGAAAGCAAGAGCAAATTGTCTCAACTCGTAAGACTAATCACTGTTTAGATATCAACATAGAAATTGCAATGTTAGAACGTTCACTACATAGAGCAAAATCAGAATCGAAGAAATTGGCTTATCAGGCTAGGATTGATGCACTGAAACAACATAAGGAAATACTGGATAAAGATCATAAGCAAGTTATAGACAGCCTCAGAGGTTATACGCATTCAATGATTAGTTTTGCTTAGACTATCCATTATCTAAACAATTATCTAATTTATCTAAAGAAAATATTTGACAACATCTTCCTAGCATTTTATAATCTATTTAGATAGAATTGTCTTTAGACAAGCATAGATTAATAGATTAGATGAAAAGGAGGATTACAATGCAACAATTACAATTATCAGACTCAGAAATAATACGCAGAGTGGCCTTGATTCATCTAGTTGGCTATCCAAATGGAATCAGGTTTGGGGAATTAAAGACCAAGGTGGAGAATCATCTTTCTCAATACTTTCCTCCAGATGACTACAACAATAGCAAATTTAGAAGCGCATTGTGGGATCTTGAAAAAAGATATCCTCAATATGTAGAAAAGGAATCTATTTCGAGGAAGAATGTAGTCTTGAGACCAACTGGAACATTATTAGTCGATGCTGCCAATGAAGTCGATGACATTTCAATCCCTGATTTAAGCAATGCTTTAGAGAAAAGAGCTGTTCAAACTGAAATTGATGTTATCAGAGAAAAAAGCATCATAGAAGAGGAGGAAGAAGATGATGAAATCTTAGCTGCTAATTATCTAAAGTCAATGAGAATTCTTCTTCAAGAGTTCTACGACATCTATGAGAGGTCAGAATACAAGCAATTACACGAAGCATTTCGTTTAGGCGAAGGATTATATAGTGTGCCTTTCTATAGCAAAAGGATAGAAGATTTTGACTTACAAGGTAGCATTTTCGGAATTGTAAATCTGATTAAGTCAGCAAAAGAAAAAGGATGTTTAGACTAATCTAAGATGGGAGTTGTTATATGTCAATTGAACCTGAGTCAACCATCTATTCTTATCATTACAACCAGAATGACAATAGATATCTAGCATTAACAAACGACTTACAAGAAGCATCACAAGATCCTGAGTATACTGTAGCAACTTATTCAGACGTAATGTTTTGGGCAGCAGGAAATGATGAAGTCTTCAATGGAGTTATACATATCCAAGAAGGTGATTATATTTACATTGAGGACGAAGAATCTGAAACATATAAATACGTAAATGTAGAGGACTTATCTCTAGAAAACGAAAAAGAGTTCACCTTCGCATAGTGAACCACAAATTTGCTTTATGTATTATTGGATGGGTGAGATTCGCACTCTCGCCTGTCCCTTAACAAAGATTATAAAGTTTAGTGTACACTAAGTCAACAATATGTTAGCAAATAGTATACAAGTACTATAGGGTCATAATACATAAGATTAAGGGAGTAATATGTTTAATTGGTTGCACAAAAATAAAATAATCAAAAATAAAACGAATGGAGTTGAAGATAATATGTCAACAATACATTGTTCAATTGGGGAGTTTATTTGTGAATCTTGCTCAACGTTAAACAGTAATCCAAGACTTATGGAGATTGATCCTGACGATGAGAGCAAGGGTTCGTTAATTTATTGTAGTACTTGCGAGGCTTATAGAAAATGGACTTAACATTCACAGATTATCAATCTGAAATGTTGTTATTAAACTCTAGAGACAAATCATTACAAACGCAAGAAGAATCACTGGAGCATTATTTAGATGTGGTAAGACAAGAAAGAACGTTAATAGATCAACGCAGAGTCAAACTCCAAAGGTTATGGACTAATCAAAATCTAAAGGGGTTGTAAATATGGATAGAAGATTTAAAGTAGGCCAAAAGGTACGTGTAATTGGATGTGGTGATAAAGTTTTTGAAGTAATTGGATATCATCAAGATTTATATTTCTACAAAGGAAGAATGATTCAACAATTCAAATATGCGCTTGTTTGTTTGAGTGCCAATATTCCCGAATGTTGGATTAGTGAAGAAGCTATGCGCCCTGAAATCAAACAAAAATTAAGCAAACGTGATATTGATGATATGTTGGATTGTTACATAGAATACATGAGTTTGTACGAATTTTTAGGACTAGAAGAATATAAGCAAAAAGCAGATGAATTAATTGAGGAATTAAAGCAATATGAGTTGGAGGTTAAGTGATGAAATTAAATATAAATGGTAAGTATAAAATTGAGTCTGATGACCTTAATTTTTTGTTATATAAATATGAAAAAATCGTTAATAAGATAAAGAAAACAAAACGTATGGATTGGAATTTCGTTGGATTTTACCCGAAAATTGAAGTGGCCTTGTTTAAGATTCTACAAGAAGATATTAGAGACTTACCGGAGACTACCTTAGAAAGAATCCTAGAGCAGATCAAGTTGAGCGAGAAGGCCATTCTAAAGTCTGTAAAGGCGTACAGGCTGAATGATGATCGCGTGAAGGAGAAGAAAGAGGAGGAAGAAGAGGAGGATAATGATGAAGAGTAAAAGTATAAAAGGACGCTTTTATTGTGATATAGAATTATCAAATGGTGAGCGTTCTATGTTGGTAATTAAGGCTACAGATAAAGCAGACGCACGTAGTATCATCAACAAGACATATAAAGTTAGTTCAATCCTTAACGTGAGTGATACATATAATGGAGTTCGGCATATTCCTAATCTTTACGGTAGTTCATTGGTTGCCTATAATAGCGCATTCCATAGTGGCAATAGAACAACTAAGAGGGGAAGTAAATAAATATAAAATAATCATGAATATAATATAATATAATAGGAGAGGATTATTATATATCTTTTTAGTCTTGATTTATCAATGGAGAATACCGGAGTTGCTATATTTGATTTAAACACATATCAACCAATACATATTACATCAATTTCATCGCCAGTAGATAAAAAGAAAAAAGCGTCAGAACAATACGGTCAACGATTATATGTGATTGCTAATAAACTTATTGAATTAAAAAATACATATCCACCTGAAATAGTTGCTATAGAAAGAGGATTCCAACAACATAACAATTCTACCCAAGTAATCTATCGCGTACATGGATTAGTAAATTACCTATTTTATGACATTGAGCAAGTGTACTATCCGCCAAAGAAAGTTAAGGAAGCAATTATTCGAGGAGACGCAACGAAGAAATTAGTTCAGAAAATAATCAACAATGCTTATCCGAATGTAAAATTTTCAGATGAAGACCAATCAGATGCATTTGCTGTTGCACTTTGTTATCTGATTAACAAAGGGAAGATTGAGTGGGATAAAAAGAAGTTAGTTAAGTAATAGGACAAGTAACAAACTTAATATCAATTAGTAATACATAGCAATAAAAGGAGTTGTATAAGAATATGGAGCAAAAGAAAGTAATGCTCAGTGTGAAAGAGGTTCAAGAAAAGATCGGGTGTTGTAAGGAATATAGTTATCGTCTCATGAACTCCAATCAATTTCCAACAATTAAAATCGGAAGAATGCGTTTCGTTCATGAAGACATATTGAATTCATGGTTGCGTGGGGAGTATAATAAAGGTTGAAGCCTTCTATTCGGGAGGCTTTTCCTTTGCACTTCTACGGCAACTTTTTTATCAAAGTGTCAAAGGGAGGAATTGAATTATGGCAGGTTCACTGCATCAAGATAAAAGTACAAAAAAGTGGTTTTATGTTTTGGAATTAGGAAGAGACGAGTTAGGGAGAAGGAAGCAGAAGAAAAAAGGTGGATTCAAAACAAAGACTGAAGCTAAATTAGCACTGGCTCAAGCAGAGGTTGAATTATCAGAAGGAACATTCATTGAACCATCTAAGACTACATTAAATGCGTATATGGAAGAATGGCTTCAAGAACGTAAATATTCGGTTCGGGAAAGTACGTTAAATAGTAACATGAGTTATTTTAACACGTACATTAAACCAACTATTGGAAATGTAAAACTTGAAGACTTAAATCCAATGCACATTCAACGCCTAGTCAATCAGATGATTAATGAAATGGACAGAAGTCCTGCAACAGTAAATAAGATGCTGAACATTTTAGGTGTTTGTTTAAAGAAGGCTAAAAAGTTTAAGTTGATTAGGGAGAATCCAGTTTCGCTTGTAGATAGGCCAAAGCAAGAGAAGGTAATAACTGAAGTTTGGGATGCTGACCAGATTAATGAATTCATTCAAAAGGCTAAATCAAGATACCATTATGTGGGGTACTTACTTGGGTTAACTGCCGGATTACGCAAAGGAGAAATTTTAGGTCTTACATGGAAAAATGTTGACCTAGAAAATGGAGTTATATCTATACAACAATCATTGGCTCCCAGTGGAAAGAAATTTGAACGAGGAAAAACGAAGTCAAGTATTCGTTCTGTTATCTTGCCTAAAATTGCAATAGACGAATTGAAAAAGCATTATGATGAATATCTTCAATTAAAATCTCAAAAGGGAGATAAATGGAACGCACTTGATTTAGTTGTTTATTCGAGAAAAGGAACTCCAGTAGATCATAAAAACTTTTGGCGAGGATTTAAACAAGCAGCACAACAAGTAGGATTGCCTGAAATTCGATTCCACGACACTAGGCACTCGCACAGTACTTTATTGCTTAAGAAAAATGTTCATCCAAAACTAGTCCAAGAGCGTTTAGGTCACTCACGTATTACTATTACATTAGATACGTATAGTCACGTTCTACCTAGTATGCAAAAAGAAGTTGCTGATACTTTGGACAGTATTTTAGAAACTTCAAATTGAAACTGAATGTTGCCAAATGGTTGCCGTTGACCATTCAACACATCGCAAACCATTGATATATAAAGGATTGAGACCATCGTACCATAGCCGAAGTGGTGCTGTGGTCGGTGAAAAATGGTGTGTTGGAAAACTCTAGGTAAATCAACGAAAACCCAAGTAGGACAAGCATTTGAGTTACTTTTTCCATTCTGATGTTTTCCTATTTAATACCAAATAATCCATCCAATATTATATTTTTGTGACTTTTTTGGTTGCATTATAATAAAAATCTATTTAAACGTTGCCGTAGACGTTGCATTTTCAAGGGCTTAGAAATGGCTTCATATCAATGGTTTGAGTGGACAAGCAAGGGTCAAATGTTGCGGTTTAATATTCATGTTATAATGGAATCAAAAAACTATGTAGGTGAAATAAATTGTATATATTCTCAGGTTTAATCAAATGCTCTACATGCGGAGGAAACTATACTGGACGCAAAGAAAGAAAACATAAGGTGTATATCTGTTCAACGTACAACAATTATCCTGATAGATGCTCTAGATTCGTTGTTAGAGAAAATAATCTTATTGAGATGATCCAAAAACATCAACAATCAGATGAGATTAATTTAGGTGGTATTAAATCCATTGAAGTTGATACAACCAACAAGAAAATTACAGTAAACTATTCAGACAATTCACAATCGATTCTATCTGGCAGAACATATTCAGTGTAATTGTCTATTTAAGGTGACATGGGTAATTTTGTGGTGTATAGAAGGGGAAAGGTTTCAAGGATACTCAAAGCGTTGATATGAGTGGATTTATAGAGGAATTTCAGAAAATGATTTTATTGTGACATTATGGAGTCGAGAGAGGTCATTCCAATCAATATATAGACAAAAATAGGACTAGACAATACAGCATCTAGTCCTAAAACTCCATCTATTCTACATCCAAATCTTCTAATTCAACTGTTTGCTCTGCTAATTCATGGGTGCAATCTGATAAATATTCAATCTTTCCATCTCTAACAAAACTATGACATACTGTAGGTTTAGTTTCAAATTTTCCAGATGGTGGCATGATTTTGGTTCTAGTCCACTCATCATACTCATCCCATCCTTTCTTGGTGTACTCTGTTCCTCTCACTAATATAGAAGGCGAGAAGGTTGGTGACTCAAAGTTTCCATTAAATGTCCATCTATCACTAACAAAGTGGTGACATTTGCATCCATCACAGTAGAATAGGTATCTTCCATCCGTGGTTTTATGTATCTTAGCCATTTAAAATCACCTTTGATAATTTTTCTTTTAATATGTTTTCAATATTGTTGAAATCCCAATATGGAATTCTTACAAGATGTATATTGTTATCTTTACAGTATGTATTTTTAATTTCATCTCGGATCTTATTTTGTTTTAGTGCTTTTTCTCCTCCGAAGTGTTTCACGGATTCGAAATGTTGTATTCCGTCATACTCAATTAATAGTAGTAGATTATCGCTATCATCCAAAATTGCAAAGTCAAACGATAAAGGGTGAATGTGTCTACATAGATTATTGGTATATTCCGGTATAAATTTTATATTATATTTAATTAAAAATTCCCTAATTCTTTTCTCTCCGTTAGATTTAGAAGAACATTCAGGACATCCTCTACCAATTGATCTTTTAGCGGGAGTGGTCTTCCATTCATGACCGTGCTCGCAAATCCACCATACTTTTTTACCTGATTTCGGCATTATATCAAATGGCGTAAGACTACTATTCTTTGTATGATTCCATTGTTTGGCTATATATGGATTAACTGTCGCTAAACAAGTTTCTATAGAAACATATCTACCACTACAATATGGACAACCTGCATCGTTAGAAGTTCTTAAATTTGGTTTAGCTTTCCATTCGTGACATGAATTCACAGAGCAAATCCACCAGACTTGTTTATTAGAATGTTCCGTAATATCATAAGGAGTTAAATTCTTATTCTTATCATAATTCCACTCAGAAGCTAATTTTGGGTTTGTGGTTGCTAAACAATTATCTATACATACTTTATTGCTACAACAATAAGGGCAATTATTTCTTGATATTGTCCTAGTCTCTATTTTTGTATTCCATTCGTGCCCCTTTTCACATAGCCACCAAGCGTATTTATGCGAACCACCAATTACATTAAATGGTGTAAGATCACCATTCTTTGTAGGATGCCATTGTTTCGCAATATCTGGATATAAAGTAGCTAAACAATTATCAATGCATACTTTTTTGTTGGCACAATAAGGACATCCAGTTCCCTTCTTATGTGTCCTACTCGAAATTGTAGTTTCCCATTCATGTGAACTATTTGTTTGACAAGTCCACCATACTTTTTTATTAGACTTAGCAGTAAATTGGAATGGTGTTAATTCTCCATTCTTACTATAATTCCACTGTTCTGCTATTTCAGGATATAACACACCTAAATTATTAATATTCGTAGCACGTATTCCCATTTGTTTTACCTCCGTATTGAATGAATTTTGTTTGCATGAAATAAAAAAGGACTACCTAATGAAGTAGTCCTTGTGATTTGATATGAAATTGTCATATTCGCTGATCTTACTTCGCAATTCTTCGGTGTCATTAAAAATAAAGACATTCATTTTTGATTCTGGCTTGTTCGATTTCTCAATGCCTTTAATTACGAATCCGTGAAGGAGAAGAAACCCACAAACCTTTTGGTTAAATACCACGTATTTTTTCATATCTATCTTCCTTTGTTTAAAAATAAAAAAAGCAGAGATAAAAATCTCTGCCTGTGGCAACATGTCTTTAATTTTTCTATTTAATTTATTTACTGTGCTTTTGCTACCTGTGTTTGATCTTGTGGTTGAGGTTCTGTAGTCTGCGTAGTAGTCTGATTAATCTGTGTCTCAAACTCCATTTTAATCTCTTTCAATGCACTCTCAATCAATCCTTTAATCTCATCAGGAGCAACTTTAAGTCCTAAATGTTGAATCTGTTGAATTAACCAATTTTCAGCTTTGATGAATTTGCTTTGTCCATCGACTGTTTTATATACTTGCTCAACGAACAATACAGCAGCCTTTGCTAACTCTTTCTTAGTCTGTAAGTCTTGTACGCTGATATGATTACGAACATATGCCACAATATAACCGATACCAACTGTAATTGCTGTTCCTACAATTGTTTGAATCGTTTCTAAAAGGATAGTATGGATATCCATAGTTTATTACATCTCCTATATTATAATTTTAATTTAATAAATTATTTCTTTTCAGCAATACGTTTCATGAGTTCGAAGAATAACCAATTTGGAACATGTTCACCTAGTTTTTGTTGCCAATCTGGCACGTTGCTTACAAGTCCCATTTGTCCTAATTCTTCTAACGCTTTACATCCCATATCGATTTGCCATTGTTGTAATTGATCCACTTTGCATTCCTCCTGATTTGGTTGTTCTGTTGCTTGTTGGCTTTCACCACGTAGCATAGCACCAATCTCTTGTTTAAATTGAACCCACATGTCTGGGTAATCACAAAATAACTTATGACACTCTTTCCATCCAACCACTTCCTTATGTAGCCATAAATCGTTTTCAGTAAGTCCATATGTTTGTAGCAAATGTACGCACAATTCTTTAGTGTTTTGTATAGTTGCAAAATTCATATTCCCATAGTCATCCACTACGCACATTTCAATACTCAACGTACTATTGTTTGGATAACTACCAAGTCTATTAATAGCCTCTTGTGGATATGTCGAACTTCCTACCGCATATGCCATTTCATCGAGTGGCATAGTCTGAATAACTGTGCCATCTAAGCCAACGATGAACTGTGCGCTGCCATACGAATCTCTTCCATTTTTTCTATCTTCAAAGAAATTCCATACGCCATTCCAATTCCCCATAGGCGAACCTGTCCAATGAATGACAATTCCGCGAATCTTATGCATTGGTATTTGAGGTCTAGACCATTCGTTAGGAGTTAAGTATTTTTGAATAATTTCCATTCTATTCACCTTCCTAAATCATAGGGTTAGTCTTAAGTTGCGATTGATTTTGTGTTGGATTAACTACACTATTATTTAAACCATTCATATTGTTATATGGACTATAGTAATTTCCGTTCATGTTGTTCATATAAGGGCTATATCCATTCATTTGAGTTGGAGTGTAATTAACGGCTTGTTGCTTGCCTTGATAATACGTTTGTACAGCATTGACTCCCATAATTCCACCAACCACAGTTATAGTTACACCAGACATAGATTCAATGAGTGATAACAAGCCTGAAATATCCTTGCCTCGAACCCATTCCACCGTACCGAATACAATAAGCCCAAAGAATACAACTACTGTAATCACAAGTAAAAAATCCTTTTGACTTATTCCATCATCATCTGAAAGGAACGTTTTGATAAATTTCATGTTAACCAACTCGCTTATTCAATTATATTTTATTTCTATTCATATTTGATAAAACTATCAATACCCAAACCCTTTAATTTCTGTACCATAGCATCGGCATTCTCACGTTTACTATAGGCTCCAACTTGAACATGGTACAACTTTGTTGGTTCAGGAGTAGGTTGCGGATTCGGAGTGGGAGTAGGAACTGGTGCAGGCTGAGGTTCTGCAACCCATCCAGTATCAACAATCCATGCTCCACTGAGGATTGGTTGGCCGTAATCTAATTTTTCAGCAATAAAATCTTTTGCTACCCACGCAGTTTGCTGTCTAGCCCAACTATTTTGGATGTGATAGAATCCGGTATAAGTCTTATTATTGATTGTGTGTTGAAGTAAATCATCTCTACCTATAATTACATAGTCATGTCCACCAAGAATATGCCCTTCTGCAAGACCGATAAATCCTTCATTGGTTGCTTCAGCGAAGTTGTCAAAGCAAAGAGTACCAACGTTTATGACTTTTCCGCTATCTAATGCTTTATCGATAGCAGCAGTAGTTGTATCTAACTGCGTGAAAGATTTAATTTTATATTTAAGCGCATTATTGATTGCTGTTTGACTAGGAGTAGGAAGGTTATGTATATCATTTAGCAGTGAATAAGGCATATCTTGTTCAAGACATACTCCTTGCTTCATTAACGATTGATAGGCAAAAACCGGATTGGTTCCTTCATCTGTGTTACCTTCGATTACTTTTGCATTTCTATATAAAAACAATGGTGAAAATTTTAATTGTTGACTAGGCATTAAATCAAGAACTTCATACTCCAACTGATGACAAATACCATTGCCAACACAAGTACCAAATTGACCTTGATCTTCATAATCGTATGCTGGTAGTGGTTGCTTCCCTACATAACTCATACTTTTGTCCCCTTTACATTAAATTTATTCTTGATATAATTAAGTTATGGACATATTAGACTGTTACGGTGGTTCCTTCACTTAAACTTTCTTTCTGTCCTATTTACTTTTTTACTAGCTCCACTAGTAATGTAATGGCTAATGTAATAATAAACCCAAATCCCCAATACAAAGCTTTGCGGATACCGTCAATATCTCTACTATTCTCTTGCCCTAGAGACATAGCCTGAGTTGCTGTTTCTTGTGCTTTGTCAGCCTTATCCTCAATTTTGTCGAAACGGTTTAACTTCTCTTCCATTCTGACAAGACGTTCCTTGATTTCATAAATTACTTCCATTAAGTTTTTATCTTGTTCTCCCATAGCCGACACAGCCTCCCACATCATTATTTTCGCTACAATCCATCTAACCGGATAGTAAAGCACTTCCTTTCAGGTGAATAAAAAGAGAGCCAATGGAGGCTCCTTATAAACTCAGCAATTCATTAATGACTTCAATCTGATCATCCCTAATGCCAACAGCATAGTCATAAATTAGATGGTACGCTCCGTCTTCAGTGTGGGAATACTTTTCAATTTCCAACAATGCAGTAATAGCATCGCTAATTTTATCTGAACTTTTATCAAAAATCTCAATGTCACAATCAAACAAGTCCTCGATTGATTGACGTTTTTCACTGATTTCTCTACTTGCATCAAGCAATAGTAATATTACCTCTCGGATTTTGCATCCACATTTACAATTAATATCGCACTTACAATTTGACATTACCAATTCCTCCGTATAATTTAATATTTATCATGTAAATCATAACGCCACTTCCAAGGGACAAATCTCATCCCCTGAAAATGACACTTTAGAAAATACTTGTAACAATTTTTACACCAATCATGCGAGTGCATATTCTCTTCACGTTTGTATTGCTCACATGCGTCACATTGGAATAAATATTCTGCATCAGGATCTAAATCCCAATCTGGATGTCTACGCATAGTTTTGATTTGAAGTTGATTAATTTCTTCGAGAGATGTTACAGATGTATTCATATAATCATCCTTGTAATTATTTAATATTTGTTGTAAGATATGTATAGATTATAAATTTAAATTAAAAATGGAACGAAATCATACACAAAATCATTATTAATATCTTTCTGTGCGAGTGGAGAAGTTAAGCAGCGATAGATTTCCTGTATGACTTAAACTGTTGATATTGTCGTCTATTGCATATAGTTCTTAGTTCTTTATTGGTGAATAGTAGACAAACATTAGACATGAATTTATTGTTCAAGTTATCATTAAAATCCTTTTCAATAATAAAGTCATGCTCATTGTTTAATTCAATATTAAATTTAATTTTATACTTATTTGCTTTACTCTTTGCAGAACCTTTAGTACGTTCATTTCTTGATATTATATCAATAAACCCATCTTTTTCTAATTTGGTTATGATATTGATCAATTGTGAACGTTGAATTCCGGTTGATTTAGACATTTGACTATATGCCATATAAAAAGAACCATTTTTTGTAGAATACCTTTTGCTTTGAACTAATAAAGAATATAAAACTAACTTATGTGTATTGAGTTGAAGTTTCATAATTTCTGTTATCTCACCTTTAGAAATTGAAACATCTTTCTTCTCTACAGTAAGTGTAATGTTATTTTTGTACACATATTTACTAATACGCTCAATTTCACTCATACACTTGTCAATTGGAGTTGTATAAAGAGACTTATCTTGCCACTTCATCCAATCTTTAAGTTGCTCAATACACTCTTCTAATGGCAACCCATAATAATTAAATAACTTAGCAATTTTAAGAACAGAATTATTCCTAGATCCTGCAAATTGAAGTCCGTTCAATAATAAATCTTGAATAGCCTCTATTGTCTCATTCTCATCAACATTCTGACTGAATGAATCAGGCTGCTTATAAGATTCTTCTAAACTTTCCTTCTCTTGAATTACATCTTCCTCAGAAATCTTCCCTTTAAAAATATAATCATTGTCTTTCATCCGTTCAATAATGTTGTTAAAATCATCACTACTGATAGGCTCCATTTTCAATATGTAAGTTTTATCTTTAATTATTTTAAGCCCATTGGTGAAATCGCAAAAGTAACAGATATTATTCTTGCTGTCTTTGTTTTTCTTATTTATTCCCAATGGCAACTTAACACCTAAATTTGGCTGTGGCCTTAATTCAATCTTATCTCTTTTATGTAATAAAGAAATCTCCCTCAATGTTGCTTCGTAGATTTCTTTTGCAACAGTAAAGGAGAAAGGTTCTGAACTGTGTATGGAAATGTGATAACCTTTATTACCTGAAAAACTTATGTATATTTGATCTTGAGGAAATCCAAACTCAATTAATTGATTCCGTATCTTATAGCAAATCCATTTTGATTCTTGTTTGTCTGTGATATCTACATCAAATATTAGACATTTCGTAAGATGCTCCCCAGAGAAAATTCCGATAGTCTTCTTACCAATTAGATGTTGCTTTAGTATATTGTCTGTTAGAGATGATTTTACTGTGACATATTCTCCATCTTCATTCATCAGTAGATATTTACTTCTTTTTGTTATGTATAATTTATTTATACTTTTGATTATTTCACTTTCGTTGTTGAGTCCAAAAGATTTCTTCATATTAGCAGTCTCCTTCACATCAGTTTTACTCACATCTGCTAATTCTAAGTTGCCATCAAATTACTTTATTTTTATATTGCCGTTTTGATTTCTTTGCCTCTTTCTATCCATTTAGTGAACACTTCT